ACCTGTACCACTTTGGTAGTTCGTCACCCATTGCACGTCCTGCAGCATCAACAACAACACCATTTTCTTTTACTACAAACACAACTCTGTTTTTCTTGAAGTCATAGCGAATGTCAGCACGTTCAGCCCTGTACGCCTTGAGACAATGGTTATCCTGCAGGTACTTCAGTTCTTTGATGTCTAGGTCATGTCTCCAAAACTTTTCATGGTGTTCAACTCCTAGATTAAAGTTTGGATTAACAAAACTACGAGAGTCTTCACTAAATGAATGTTCAGATAGCCCTGATTTGATTACTCCACCTTTGGTACACTCAGAATGAAAACAATAATACTTAATACAATCACCAAAGTTAGTTACTGATAAAGTATTAGTACCATTACATATAGGACAATCAAATCTCTTAGATCTACCTAATGGTATATATTCTTGAGATATATATTCTTGTATATTCATAATATATCCTATTATAGTTATTATTATATTGGAAGTTTAGCCAATCGGCAAAGAGCCTAATATCATGCCATTGCAAATCAGTCTAGAATTATTTTTGTTTAGATAGATAAAATTAATTGTTGATATCTCAAAACGGCTGTGCTATTGAAAAATTCCTTTCAACAATAAGCGGAGTAATCCGATGCAAAACATTTCCATCCCATATCCAAAGCCTGACAATCCTGAAATCATGAGACGCATCATAACTAGTACGGTTTGTGATAAGTTTTTTACTGTAGAGTTTGTGAAGTCTGATGGTACTTCTCGTAAGATCAATGGTCGGCTAGGCGTTGAGAAGCACAAAAAGGGTGGTCGTGACTGCAATGATGCAGAGAAGTATCTCACAGTTTTTGATATAGAAAATCATGGCTACAGAAATGTTAATCTGGATACTATAACAAGTTTTACCTTTGCTGGTGTTCAGCACAGATTTGTGGAAGACTGATGTTTCCTTACGTTGAAATCAAGCGGTTCAACACGCCTCACGATGCTTTGAAAGAAGGGTTTACATCAAATCAAATCTGGAGTGTATGTGAGTGTGATGAAACTGGTGATTGGGTCTATGGGCCACCACATCATTACGTCAATAGGGCTTTTGTCATTACAACAAGGGAAACCCATGACCACGATACTTGTTATACAGAAAACTTTTCTGAGGAGAATTGACCATGGGACTACGAGGTTCCCCCCACGCACCTAAATTCGTGGAAGAAGTAATTCGTTTGCGCTATGAAGGTAAGTCAGCGAGAGAAGTGGCATCGCGTATGGGCTATGAATACAAGAAAGCCACAGGCAGAACCATGACAAGAAACGTTGTGATAGGTTTGTGGAACAGACATGGCAAGTTTTCTAATATGCCTAAACCTAAGAACTCCCCCACCTACGATGATATCATGGAAGAGTGGGCCTACCGTGTTAAAAAGGGTGAACAGGTTCGTATTCGCAAATGTCTTTGTTGTAGTAAAAAAGTTGTGCTAGACAAAGCCCATCATATCTGCGGCAAGTGCAAGTCTAGTGTAGACTTTGTTCATGGTTTCAACGACTATCAGGTGCATGGTTGATGAGTATGCACAATAAAACTCAACGAGGTATACAATCAAAGCTAGCGGTGATGCGGCATTTTGTAGACCAAGGTTATTATGTGTATAATGAAACTAATCACACTGGCCCCGTGGACATCATAGCCATAAATCCCGATACTCTTGAGATAAGGCTAATCGAAGTGAAGACCATGTGTTTTCGATCAGCCACGGCAAGCTGGTATCCAGGTTCAATGATATACAGAAAACTAAAGCCTTTACAAAAAGAGCTAAATGTGTCTATTGTGTATCACAATATCGAAACAGGAGAAATCAAAGATGCAGCAGCCTAAAAAAAAGAAAAGCTCCAGACCAATGCCTGAGACTGTTCAAAGGGAATACGATGGCAAATGGGTCCGTTGGGAGTGGAAGTACGACACTGAGCTAGGGCTTGTGCATCCCAGTGTTGCTAAACGTTGGGACTACCTGCACAGTCGAGGTCGTTGGGTTGCAACTGCAGTGATGGATGAGGTGAGCAAATGAACATCTTTTATTTGCATGAAGAGCCTGCCGTTGCCGCTGCATGGCACTGTGATAAACATTGTGTGAAGATGATCCTTGAGACTGCACAAATTCTGTCAACCGCACATCATGTACTAGATGGAGAGGAAATACAGATAGAGGGCTTGTACAAGTCTACTCATGTCAACCACCCCAGTACAGTTTGGGCTAGGTCAGGGTTAGAGAACTACAAGTGGCTGCACAGATTGTTAGATGAGCTGTGTTACCAGTACTCAAAACGATACAGGAAGGTGCATAAAGTAGAGAGTTCTAAGCTTCTAGAAAAACTGTCGTCCCCTCCAAAAAATATCCGTAATGAACCTTTTTATCAACCGCCGCAGTGTATGCCAGAACAGTATAAAACTGTCGCCTCGCAAAAAGCTTATATAAATTATTATATAGGCGAGAAGATGGGCTTCGCTCGATGGAACTACACCACCCCCCCGCCGTGGGCCTAATCTTTTTTATCTGAATAAAACTTTTTCTTTACTCTAAACAAAAACTATGCATGATCCAAAAACCCACAATGGATATAGGTGACGCTATGATCGACTGTTTAGTTCAAATAAATAAATCTCAGGACTGTGGAGATTGCACTCTTTGTTGGGCTTCAAAAAAACCTATTGGTTTTAAGAATCACTCAAAAATAATATTGACTGAAAACAGTCATGCAGCAATGGGCCATAATTCTATGTATGCAAAAAATGTTTTTGATCCAGAAACCTATAAGTTCAAGATTGTGAAACCTAGTACTAATGAAAAATTAGGAAAAAAGGTAACACGAGGTAAACTGCAGGGAGCTAAAATATACACTGTTACTTTGGAGGAAAGGGCAACTTGCACTAGGGATTGCGAACACTGGTTAGACTGCTATGGAAACAATATGCCGTTCGCTCATAGGATTAAGGCTAGTCCTAAAATTATGAATAGGATATCTGAGGATCTCGATGAACTTGATGCAAAAAATAAAAAGTATTTGGTACGCTTGCATGTTTTGGGTGATTTCTTCAGCGTCAAATATGTGAATTTTTGGGTTGATCAAATACTGTCGAGACCTTTTCTTAATGTTTATGGTTATACCCGCTGGCATGTTGGCACTGAAATTGGTGATCGCATAAATGAATACAATTCTCATTCAAGATTTTCTATCCGGTTTTCGAATGCCCTATCCGGCTTTAGGGCTATGTCTTAATCTTTTTATATGAATAAAAATAATTCTAGACATATGAATAAAACTATGATCTAAAACAATTCTCACAACCAAATTGGGAGTTATTTAAATGAACAATATTACAACGATAGAACACAATTTTGAAATCGAAGCATACGATATCTCGCACGCGAGAGTTTTAGAGCATGATGATCCAAGGGACGTTTCATTCTTTGAACCATTGGAAGTAGTGAAGGCTGATGTTTACTCTGCTGATGAATTGATACCCAAGGCTCAGTGTCTCAAGTATAAGGCTACCGGACAATTAGCCTATGATCAGTGTGTTTCGACAAGTTATCATCTACAAAACCATGTAGACCTTTTTGATCAGCACAATAAAATCTTAGAACAATCTAATCTCGATCTACGCAACGTTTTAGTGCGTGATGAATATACCAATGGTGGTCGCAAGGCTAAACGCTCTATCTTTTTTCAGGACCATGAAGTTGACATTGGTGGTGGGGATACTGTTACCGCCCGTTGTGATATGATCAACACTGTTGATATGACGGGATCTTTCCAAATGTTCTCCGGTGCTTATCGTGCATTCTGCGAGAACTCGATGGTTTTCGGTGGGGAAAAAGCTTTCTATACAAAAAGAAAACACACTCAGCATTTTGATGCTAGTAATCTTTTAAAGACTGCCAACAGTGTTTTCTCTACTTTTGCAGACAACACCGAAAAGTTTTTTGCATGGAAGTCAACTCCGGTTGATGATAGGGAAGCTGCAGCAATCATTCGCTATTTTCTATCTCAGGATTTTCTTAATCCAAAGAAAATTAAACGTGGCATTCAGTCCGGTGAACTCTCTGAGGTTCCAGAACTGAGAACTAAACAGATCGAAGATCAAATTAGCACTTTGGATAACAAGCCTTTTCACGCCATGATGGATCTTTGGGATATGTACTCTGCAGAATACGGCTCCAAGTTCGGGCAAGGTGTGGGTAAAAACAAATGGGCATTGTATAATGTGTTTACCCATTGGGCTACTCATACCCACGATGCTAGGGAAATTGTGAACGACAAGGGGGAAACAAAGGTTCATTCATTTGGACGTAAATCTCCCAATTTGATGGATAGCAAATTTGGCGGCTACACGATGGATGAGCAGGAACGCCGCAGCGAAAAGCTTTTGTTTTTGTTTCAAATCCCCCAGTGGAATGCATTGGGTAATCAATCTTTGGCTATTAACTGAGAGGAGGACATTGGAAACCTTTTTTGAGATACTGGCGGCAATCTACAGATTAGCAGTTGTCGCTATCGTGATTTTAATACTTTACGCCATACTTTGAAGGAGAAAATCATGGCAAAAACAGAAAACAATTCAACCGGATCTCAGGTATTTTTGAGTAGTGAGGCCCAGTCTCAACTCAAAACGATGCAACGAAAGCTTGCCACATTGTCAGATGATAACTGGGACAAGTACGCATCAAAGGGAGGCCAAAGTAGAGTTGTCACCCTAGCGTTAACTGCGCTAAACGAACGGTTAGAAAAATCACCGGATCACTCCCAAGGCTAGTACCTCCCTCACTAGCCTAACTTAGCCCCCCAGGTCAAAAGCTTGGGGGGTTTTTTTTGTTTGACATAGGTTTGCAGGGTGGGCTAGGGTTTCATTGTAACAACAGCCAAGGAGTGAACAATGAGAACAAGAAGACAATTCAAAAGAGACGCCGCCCAGTTTCAAAAACTGAGACGGCTGATGGAAAATGACAACAGATCCTCAAGACTTGTGAGCCTGCAGGCTATGATCGAGGACTACATTCTGGATGCTAGCAAAGAAAATCCACGTTTTAGCGGGGATATATTCAGAGAAGCTTGTAAACCTTTAGGGCCTAGTAATCTGAGTGAAATTTTCGAAAGGGTAGAGGATTCTTTAATTGAGGAGTGGAAACGATGAAACAGTTTAATGATATGACCAGAGATCAACAGATTGAATATTTGGAGTGGGAAGTTGAAAAAGAAGAGCAGGGCATCGGCTACCTGCAGGACTTGCTTGAAGATCGAATGAAAAGCCAAGAATGGCGCATGAAAAGGTTAACTGAATTGAAAGATGACGACTTCCAGAGTCGCATCAGATTGGTTGCTTCTATTTCGGGAGACAAGATCCATGACTAACCTAATCAATCCCCTAGAGCTGGAAGATATGAGCCTTCAACCCCTTGAGCACCCCCATCTAGACGAGGTGCTTTTGATACTCAACGATTTAGGCCCAGTGCGATTGGATAACATTTTGGAGGAAAGCAGAGAATAATAACCAACCCACTCAAAACAAAGAAGAAACCCCCGCCCGTGATTGGTTGGGGGTTTTTTTATGGTCTCGTATTGCACGCCACCCCGCCCCCCAGAGGAGAAAAATTGTCGCCTGAAGATCCGCACGCGCACATATGATGACGCGATCAATAGGAATACAGGGAACATTTAGCCCTCGATTGTGTGGGGGTCCTTATAGGTGTTGCGTAATGTATATTATGATAAGAAAAAAAATAATCGCCGCATTGCGGGGGCGCATGGGCCACTGGGGGGTCCATACACTTGTATGCAATCCCCACATAATTTTTCTATTTTTTACCCTTTTTTAAATTTTTTTGTTATTTTTCAATGACTTCACGGTCATATTCATCATAAACACGGACTTCAGCTACCCCTTTTTGCTGTCTTAGCACCTGTTTTCTGTAACCCAGGGCTAATTTTTTGTTTGCAAAGATGGAAAGCACTGGTTGACAGGTGTTTTTGTAGTAGCAATATACTCTGTATCGTCTTCCTGCGTCCATGAAACTACTATTTTGAAATATTATTACTCTATTTTGTAATTTTATTACTTTATTTTGTAATATTATTACTCTAAGGGCTAATCAAAAGGGGGTAATAGTGTATTTAACCCTTGGGAGCAGTTATACTTATTATACACATGAAATCACGAGTTGTCAAGAAAAAAATGCACCCCCCTTTAAAATTTTTTTTATACTTTTTTGAAAAAAAGACTTGACAACATTGCTCTCCAACAGTATAATAACAATTAGCCCAGAGTTTGTCTAAAACTCCACACCCTACCAACAATAATAAAGGGAGATTCGAGATAAACTAAGGCTACCCCCCTGACAATATGCATGACTTTATTATGATGAGATGTATGAATTGTAATCATCCGTGTCACTGCGACACTGTTATGTGCAAGGACGAGTATGTGTCCATGGAAAGCACAGATGTAGGTCGTGACGTAATAAAAACAAAAGTTACATGTGAATGCGGAGAGTGTGTCTGTGGCACAAAAGAAAACCAGCAAGGCTAAAGGGGGTTCCCCCAAGCCTACAAACCCCAAGCTATATGCAAGAGTAAAAGCAGAGGCTAAACGTAAGTTCAAGGTATACCCTTCTGCATATGCAAACGGCTGGCTTGTACGCGAGTATAAGAAGCGTGGCGGTGGCTACAAGTGAGCCTCAAGGAATGGTTTGGCAAAGGCCCCAAGGGAGACTGGGTTGACATAGGTGCTCCCAAGAAGGGGGGCAAGTATCAAGCTTGTGGTCGATCCAGTGCTACGGGCAGTAAAAGAAAATATCCAAAGTGTGTTCCTAGATCCAAGGCTAAGAGCATGACAAAGAGTCAGATTAGGAGCGCAGTATCACGAAAAAGATCAAAGCCGCAAGGCGTAGGGGGCAAGCCTACAAACGTAAAGACAATAGTGAAGAAGAATTACTCAAATGCCAGAAGCAGGAAAACGAAAGCGTAAGTCAACAGGCATGAAGGGCCTCACCATTAAAGGAGGTCACAAAAGACCTACCAAGTCTGGTGCAGGTATGACTAAGAAGGGTGTTGCAGCCTACAGGCGTAAGAACCCTGGTTCCAAGCTTCAAACTGCAGTTACTGAGAAAAGCCCCACAGGGAAACGTGCGGCTAGACGTAAATCTTACTGCGCTCGTTCTGCAGGACAAATGAAGAAGTTTCCCAAAGCTGCTGCAAATCCTAATTCAAGATTACGCCAAGCCCGTAGAAGGTGGCGATGTTAAAAAAGAGGGAGGTATTTAGCAAAGGATACCTCAATGTCGTATTTAATATCAAACGTACCCCACTTTAAATGTTGGGTAAGAAAGCAGTTTACACATAACCATGAGAAGTACGAAGGTGAGTATCTTCATGCTCTCGCATTTGCAGTAAATACAATACCAGATCGTAGTCTTAGCTTTCAGGTGGTATTTACTGGCTGCACAGAGGAAGAGAATGTCCACGGTGGTGCTATGTGGGCAAGGCTACCCATAGCCTCTCTGGTAGCAGATACCCCTCTTGAAGAATGGCCTACAATGATGCCCACCCATTTAGTCCAGCCTTGGGATTGTTCTTCAAGAAATCATGCGATAATAGTTTTGGATCGTGTCTCCTCTAGCCCTTGGATCTGCAAGATAGGTGGAGAGTTTTATACAGGCAAATACATGTTTACTGTGGACTACACAGATTCATACATTTCAGACGATCCTGCACAACACAAACAATCTCATGTGTTAGAATTATTGGATGCAGGTGAGTTTACAGGAAACATTGTAGCCCTGCCTAATAACAGAGTAAGAGCAACAAATCCTGCTTTGTGGGTTACTGGAGAGGGAGCACCAGACTTTGCCCCTAGTCAACATGTTCACACTGCAGAAATACATGATAGTTATATGGACCCAAGTATAACGTTTAATAATCTCTATGCGGAGGGAGCAGAGGAACATGAAGAAGAGTAAATATATGGCTAAAGGGGGTAAAAACACCAAATACATGGCTAAAGGAGGTCCTTTAAGGGATGTGCCTGAAGATAATAAAGGTTTGGGCAAATTACCACAAAAAGTCCGTAATCAAATGGGCTTTAAAGCAATGGGTGGGAAAAACACCAAATACAAAGCAATGATGTACGGTGGTGCAGCTTCTAGTAACATGATGAAAAAACAGACCCCAATGATGGGTGGCATGGGAATGCAAATGCAAGGTTCCACTGCAAGGCCCACAAACATGATGGCTAAAGGCGGTAAGAACACCAAATACATGGCTATGGGCGGTAAGAACACTAAGATGAAAGCCTATGCTATGGGTGGTGGTATTCGTAAAGTAAAGATGTAAGATGGCAAAAAGAGGAAGCATGAAGGCAGGGCTAGATAAAGTTAAGCCACTGCCAAAAGATAAAGAGCGAGATGCAAAAAAAAGAGAAAATGAGAGTTGGCGATACAATCTTGCTGACAATTGGGATGGCAGGCAGTACAGAGAACCCCCTGCTAAAAAAGAATCAAAACCCTCAAAGAAACAACCTCCAAAGAAACAACCTCCAAAGAAAAAACAAGCACCACAAAGAATCTATGGGCCTGACGAAACAGACGTATTTATAAGCGGTGATGTTATCATTGATTGGGGACAACTTAAAAAATATAACCCTCGTGGTGCTCCTAGAAAAGTAAAAGACTAACTTGGTTGAACCAGTTCACCATACCTTCATGGGCATTAGCCCTCAACCTGTAGACGCTTACACGAGAACAGAGGTAAGGTCTGGAGGTAACTCAGTAACCAATGTTACAGAGAAACAAGTTGTAAGAGATGGTGTGGTGACAGTATCAAAGTCCTCAGTAACTCTGTATGACAGATTTGGACAGACCCATGAGGTATTTCCTAATCGTAGCACAAAAGAGATTTTTGCATAATGGTTTCAAATCTTCTTCCACAAAAGAAAAGAAAACGAGAGCTAACAGAAAAACAATCTGCTTACCTCGCTGCTTTCATTGAAAATGGTGGAAACAATCAAGCAGCTTTGCGACAAGCTGGTTATGCAGAGACTAACACCACTGCAGTGATGCGTTCTCTGTCTTCTGAAATTATTGAGGCAGCACAACAAATGTTAGCCGCTAATTCTATGAAAGCTGCCATGGGATTAGTAAACGCACTGGATGATGATGGAAATATTCCTCGTGCAGAGTTGAAAGTTAAAGCCGCTGAGTCAATATTAAACAGGGTAGGTTTGGGTAAAAAGGAAACTGTGGAACACAATGTTACTGCTATTCATGGTGTTGTCCTACTACCAAACAAGGCTAAACAGGAGGCTGTAGTAATAAACCATGCCAAAGACCATTTCAATTGAGATAACAGAATCACCCTTAGTACTTCCAAATTCATCATTGCATTACAAAATAGACGGCACAAAAGTTTACAAAACAGTAAAATTAATAGAAACGGAAAATAAAAGAATAATACAAAATAGTAAAAAGAATCCTAAACTTAACTTCGTAAGTGGTAGGTTAGCCTATATTAACCCATGTCATAGCTGATGGTAGCACGAGATTTTGATACAGCAACGGAAAGTATTGCAGTTACTTCTACCTCTGGTGGGGCTAGCTCTGATGTTTTGTATACCTGCCCTCCTCTTCACGATTGTGAAATAACCTTTCTGCATGTTTCTAATGGTGGAGCTTCTACTGATAACGTTACCATTCAGTGGTATCATAAAGAAGATGATGCTTACTACACTATAGTAAATAATAAGTCTGTGGCTGGAAATGATGTTTACAATGTAGTAGATGCTGATCGTTTATTTCTTCATGCTGGAGATAAGATAACAGTCTTTAATGGTGGGGGATCTATAGGAGTAACTATTTCGGTAAAAGAATATTATAATCCTGCGAGGGCGTAATGGCTGATTATAAAACAGCACAAAAAGAAATTCAGAGAGAAAAACAACAAAAAGAACTTTCAGAGCAACGATACCAACAAATGAAGCAAGAAGTAATGGATAGCCTTGTTGGAAGATCAAAAGAACAAAGAGCAGTGGCTATGGTTGCTTTCAAAACACTTGACTATTTGGAAGAATATAACAAGAGGGGAGCCAAAGCTACTAAACAGGCTTTAAAGAACGATGGCATTGACCTTACACTAAGAGAGGTTAATAATTTGATGAACAGAGGCCCTAAGATAGTTGAGGGGCTTACAACTGAATTTCAAAGAATGCCTGATCCAAAACGATTTGGAAAAGATAAGATTAGCCCTGTGTTTAGATATGAATATGAAGGAGAGCAAGGAGGATTTGGTGCAGAATATAATCCTCTATATAAAACAGGTCGTGTCTCTGGAGGAATGAAGCTAGGCCCTGGTAGATTTTCTGTAGAAGGTGCAGCTGGTCCTGGTGGAAGAAGTGTTTTTGGTAAATATACTACAAAGTTTAACAAAGGTGGCAAAGTTTATAATAAAAGAGGTCAACCTCGCAAAGTTAATTATTAATTTGCAATGGTAGATCCAGTTACCATTATCAGTGGCATAGCCCTTGCTAACAAAGCATTTGGAGAAGTAAAACAACTACTACAAAATGGTCGTGATGTAGCAGATTGCGGTAAACAGTTAAGTGATTGGGCAAGAGGTTGCTCACAAGTACAAGAAGAAAACAATAAACAAAGTTTAATGGGAAGCAATGCTTCTCAAGCTGCAATGGACAAGTTGATCCATGTACAAACAGTACAAAGACAACGAGAAGAACTTCGTGAGTTTATGCAGTTATATGGAACATCAGGCTCTTGGAATATGTTTCTGCAGTTTGAGCGTGATGCTAGGCTACAAGTAAAAAAAGAAAAAGAAGAAGCAGAAAAAAGACGTAAAAAGAAACTTAATCTAATAAAAAACATAGCAATTACAGTTCTTTTTATGGTGCTAGTGGGGGCAATAATTACAATAGGACTTATGATATTCTTGGCTGCTAATCAATGACAGAAGAAGCTACCACCAAAAGAGGCAGAGGAAGACCCAAGCTTGAAGCAGGGCAAAAAGGATCTTACAACGTTTCTCGTGCAGAAAAAGCAAGAAGGCAATCGCAAAGAAGTCTTAGTGAAGCTAAAAAAAGAAGAGCATCTGCAGAAAGAAAAGTCCAAAAGTCACGAGAAGCAGTAAAGAAAAAAGAAGCAAATTTAAAAAAGGTTGAAGACGCAATCTTCAATTCTAAAGGTTCAAAAGTGTTAGAACAGAGCACTATTGATAGTGTTCCGCAAGCAGTAAGAGAGCTAATAGAGAACGAGGCTGATGTTGTCTTCAAGCCCAATTCAGGGCCACAAACGGACTTTCTTGCGAGTCCTGAAAGAGATGTGTTCTATGGGGGGGCTGCTGGTGGCGGTAAGTCTTATGCTCTCCTCGCTGATCTTCTTCGGTATTGTGATAACCCCAATCATCGTGCTCTTATCATTAGGCGCACTTTGGACGAACTTACAGAACTTGTTGACAAAAGCAAACAGCTTTACCCGAAAGCTTTTCCTGGGGCAGTCTTTAGAGAATCAAAAGCAATGTGGCAGTTCCCTTCAGGTGCTACGGCATGGTTCTCATACCTCGACAAAGACAAAGACGTTACAAGATACCAAGGACAAGCCTTTACATGGATAGGTATTGACGAGATAACACACTACCCCACTCCCTATGTTTGGGAGTATTTACGTTCTCGTCTTCGTACAACTGACAAGCAGATTGATGCTTACATGCGTTGTACAGGAAACCCTGGTGGTGTAGGAGGTTGGTGGGTCAAGAAGATGTACATTGACCCTGCTCCTGCAAATACACCATTTGCAGCTACGGATGTTGAATCAGGTGAGCCTTTACTTTGGCCCGATTCAGCACCTGACGGAAAAGCTGGTCAACCCTTGTTTCTTCGTAAGTTCATTCCAGCAAGGTTGACGGATAACCCCTACCTAGCTCAGAGTGGCGAATACGAAGCCATGTTAAGGTCGCTCCCAGAAGTGGAAAGAAGAAGGCTTCTAGAAGGGGATTGGGATGTCGCAGAGGGGGCGGCGTTCCCAGAGTTTTCTCGTAGCGTTCATGTTGTGGATGCTACCAAAGTCCAAATACCTAGCAATTGGCTACGGCTACGGGCAGCAGACTACGGATATGCTGCACCTGCATGTGTTCTCTGGGGGGCTATAGATTGGGATGACACTCTCTGGATTTACAAAGAGTTTTATGGCAAAGGCCACACTGCAGAAAGCCTTGCTAACATTATTATCAGCATTGAGGGGGATGATCCTCAAATGTATCACTCTGTACTTGATTCTTCATGTTGGAATAGAACGGGTACAGGCCCTAGCATTGCAGAAACTTTGATACGTTGTGGTGCTAGATTTACTCCATCAGATCGTAATAGGTTGGCGGGAAAGATGGAAGTGCATCGTAGATTACAGCTAGATCCCATTAGTAAAGAACCAAGAATAAAAATACTTTCTACTTGCACTGACCTAATTAGATCACTATCTGCATTACCACTATCTAAGTCTAATCCTGAAGATGTAGATACAAAAGCAGATGATCATGCGTATGATGCATTGCGTTACATGTGCATGACAAGGGCTAGAGGACACCTCACTATTAATAATATGATGAATAGAATAAAAGAGGCAAAACCACAGCCGTTTGATTCAGTGTTTGGTTACTAATGGCGAAAGACTATACAGAAGAAGAAGTTGACGAAGCACGAAAGCTTTTTGAGCGGTTACAAAGTGACGAGGCTCGTGCAAAAGCAATGGCAAAAAATCCAGTTGTTAAAAAAGCTTTTCCATCATCTCCGTATGCTACTTCTGGAAAGCTTAAAATCCCCCTTCCTCAAGGGAGATATACAGATGTCTATCCTATAGGCACTAAATTAAGAGGCAAAAAGTCAAAAAGATTACTTACTGTTCAAAGAGCAATAGAACATGAAAGTAAAGTAACTGACTATTTAAAAACTGTTGATCCATTTAGTATAACTAAAGATGATATAAAAGAAGCAGTACATCAATATAGATCACATATATATAATAATTTAAATGTAGATAATAAACCTAAACATTCTAAAGAAGTTAGAGAAGCTATGGATAAAGTTATGAACTCTCTAGCGTTAGAGGCGAGACTAGATTTAACAGTAGGGTATGAAGGAAAAAAAGCTAAAACTATAGACGTAGAACCATCTCTAACACAACAGATGCAGACTGCTTTAGAAAATAAAAAAGTAGAGTTATCTCCTGTAGATGAAGAACTAAAAAGATTAGAAAATTTAGCACCTGATAAACCTACATTTCCAGAAAGAGATTTAGTAACAGGAGAAGTAATAGAACAAAACGTAGAAGAAGAATTAAAAAGATTAGACGAACAAAATGAGCCAGTAAAACAGGCTGAAAGTAAACTTAGAACTTTATTAAATGAAATAAAAAGAACTGAAAAATACGGTTCAAAGATAATAAGGGCAGTGCCTTTTGTAGGTGCAGGTTTAGCCGCAATCGAAGCATTTTATGGCGGTGAGGCAGATGCACGAACTACTGCACAAAAAACAGCAGATGCAGTGAATGAGGGTATAAAAGTGCTAATAGCACCAAATATTACTCAAATGGGATCTGGAACATTAACAGAGAGAGATCCAGAGGCTCTAAGAAGAGCTATGAAAGTACAATAATAAGGAGAAAGCTATGAATTACGGACCAGGATACATCATGGGAATGATGAAAAAACAAGGTGAACTTTCAGAATGCAACGAAAGTGCGTTGTATCGTGAAGGAATGGATCAAAAACTTGTAGGAAAAATTGATCGTGAAGCATTACAGGTTGACATGCCACGCAAGGGTTCCAATATGATTGATGCAAACTTTAATTCGCTTGCTGATCAGAAAGACTACTAAAAAAGGATAATCCTATGGCTGACTCTCCAATGGGAGATGCAACTGCAGCAATGTTTGTAGATGATGCTGCTACTAATGTTGCACAAACAGTAAAATCAAAATTTCAAGATGCGGAAACAGGTCGTTACCATCACGAACAGCGATGGCTAACCGCTTACAAAAACTTTCGTGGTATTTACGACTCTGAAACACAGTTTCGTGAATCTGAAAAGAGCCGTGTATTTCTAAAGATAACAAAGACCAAAGTTCTTGCAGCTTATGGTCAAATAGTTGATGTTCTGTTTGCAAACAAAAAATTTCCCATAGTGGTAGAATCAAGCCCTGTACCAGAGG